ATGTTCTGCACAGAGTAGCAGTTCAAACCTTTTCGGGTAAGCTAAGAAAATGCCGAATCCGCCGAAGCCAGCCGAACTGAAAAGACAGTTAGGCAACCCCGGAAGAAGACCATTGCCTAAAGAGGTGAGCTTTGTAGAAGGTGGCTACATTGCACCGGCTCGACCGCTTGAGTTTGCAGGCCAACAGCTTTGGGATGCTGCGATGAAGACAGGCGAGAACTGGATTGCTCGTAACTCAGACACTCAGCTCTTGCTCATAACCTGTGAGCAGATGGATCGGAGAACCGACCTCATCACCAAGATTCACGAGACAAGTGAGTGGAGGCTTTACCGAGCCTTGCACGATTTAGAAAAGATGATTAGCTCGAACCTCTCAATGCTTGGCTTTACCCCAACAGATAGAACTCGTCTTGGCATAGCCGAAGTCAAGGCAGCGAGCAAACTTGAAGAACTTATGAGAAAGAAGGCAAATCGTGTGGCCTCCACAATGGCTGACACCAGTCCCTCAAAATCTGATTGAATCAGGTGAAGGGGAATTTGTCATTGACTTTGCTGAAGCCTTTGGCGTTGTAACCAAAGACTCGATAGCTGGCAGAGCAGGCGAACAATTACACCTGCGAGATTGGCAGAAGGAACTAATCCGCCATGTGTTCGCAGGGCAAGACGGCCTCTACCGCCACGCCATAAACCTGATCCTGATGCCGAGAAAGAACGGCAAGTCTGCACTCGGTTCTATCTTTGGTCTTTACTCTCTGATTCTCGGAGTCAGGGGAGCAGAAGTCTATTCAGTCGCAGCCGAAAAGGAACAGGCTCGCATTGTGTTCCAAGACGCTAAGCGAATGATTGAAGCAAGCGAAGAACTCTCAAAGCTAACCAAACTTTACCGAGATGCCATCGAGCTACCTGCCAACGGATCGGTGTATCGAGTTCTCTCTGCCGAGGCTTACTCGAAGGAAGGTCTAAACCCATCGGCTGTAATCTTTGACGAGCTTCACGCTCAGCCCAATCGAGAACTGTTCGATGTCATGTCGCTGGCTATGGGTGCAAGAGGTCGCTTGGCAACCCTAATCGCCATCACCACACCCGGCGTAAGAACCGACACCACAGGTCAAGACTCAATCGCTTACACGCTGTATCAGTATGGGCAGAAGGTTGCTAGAGGTGAAGTCGATGACCCGACTTTCTTCATGGCAACTTGGGAAGCACCTGCCGAAGCTGACCACACACAACCTGAGACTTGGCGAATGTCAAACCCCGGCTATGGAGACATCTGTTCGGCAGAAGATTTCGAGTCGGCAGTCAGGCGAACACCTGAGCCGGAGTTTCGCACAAAGCGTTGCGGGCAATGGGTATCGTCAGCGGTGTCATGGTTGCCGTCAGGTTCTTGGGAAGCCTGTGAATCACCGCTCGACCTGACGGACAAGGAATACATCATTGGCTTTGACGGATCGTTCTCAGGTGACTCGACAGTCCTAGTCGGTGCAACAGTCGAAGACGAACCGCAAGTCTTTATGATTCAGGCATGGGAGAAAGACCCAAACATCCATGACGCTACTTGGCGAGTTGACACTTTGGCTGTTGAAAACAAGATTCGGGATTTTGTCAAAGACAATCCGAAAGTCAAAGAAATAGTCTGCGACCCTTACCGCTGGCAAAGGTCAATGCAGGTTCTCGCCGAGGAAGGCTACCCCATAGTGGAGTATCCCTCCACAAATGCAAGGCGCATGGTCCCGGCCTGCCAGAAATTTTTTTCAGCCGTAGTAGAGAAGAAGCTCAGACACGATGGAGACCCGCTACTGGCTCGCCATCTCTCAAACGCAGTAGTGAAAACCGACAATCTAGGAGTCAGGATAGTAAAAGAAAACAGAGCATCATCACGCCGTATTGACGCAGCAGTCGCAGCGGTTATAGCAGTAGATAGAGCCTTACAGGTTAGAATAGAACCCGAACAACTAACTCCGGGTGTCTATGTCTTCTAAATTGGTCACAGCTCTACAGGTTGCAGGGGCAATTGCCATAAGTGTCGGGGTTGGTCTTATTTTTATCCCTGCGGGAATCATTGTCGGTGGAGCTTTCTCCATCCTCTTCGGCATAGCTATTGAGAGGCGTTGATGCTAGGAAACATTTTCGAGAAGCGAGCAGTAACCCCTAACAGCCTTTGGGGTGCTGGTCTTGACTTTGAGCTTCAGAACAACTCAGGCACTTTCATTGACGAAGACAATGTCTACAAACTCGCAGGCGTGTCGGCTGCCATCTCGCTGATCGCTGGAACAATCTCAACCCTGCCGATGGATGCTTGGGTTCGCAGAGACGGACAGAAACTTCTAATGAGGCCGAAGCCTGACTGGGTGAACCGACCTGACATTTCCTTTGTTGACCGCACACCATTCATTAGCTCAATCATCGCTTCGCTCATGCTTGACGGAAACGCATTCGTGAGAATTTTTAGGGATGAGGAAGGCTTCCCCATTAACCTGATGGTTCTCAACCCGACCAAGATTGAGGTCAAGCGCAACCGCAATGGTCGAGTGATGTTTGTCTATGAAGAAGACCAGAAGACTTACACCTCTGACGAAATTCTGCACATTGTCGAGTCAGTTATGCGACCCGGCGCAATCCGAGGCGTTTCAAGAGTTGAGGCGATGAAAGAAGCTCTCGGCTTAGGACTTGCTCTCGACTCATACGCTCAGCGTTTCTTCGGACAAGGTGCATCGGGCAACTACGCTCTAGTGACACCTCAGTCGCTCACAGAGGATCAGGCGAAGCTTCTGGCGAAGTCGGTTGACGCTCGTCATGGCGGTTGGAGAAAAGCTCACAAGACAATCGTTCTGCACTCAGGTCTGGACATTAAAGACATTGGCATCAACCCAGAAGAGTCACAGCTTCTCGACTCACGCAGAATGTTTATCGAAGACCTCTGTCGAATCTGGAACATCCCATCTCACCTGATGAACCTGCCCGGAACTAACACCTACTCAAGCATTGAGCAGACATCCATCGAGTTTGTGACCCACACTCTCAGACCTTATGTTGCAATCATCGAGAACTCACTCTCAACTTTGCTTCAGGTCTATCCAAACGGACAGGGCGCATTTGTTGAATTCAACATGAACAGCCTGCTTCGAGGCGATGCACAATCTCGCTTCTCTGCTTACTCGCAGGGAATCCAAGCTGGAATCCTGACAACCAATGACGCTCGTGTCGCAGAAGGCCTGTCAAAGATTGACGGCGGAGACATCCTCAGAGTGCCCCTTGCGAATGTCAACATTGACGCAGCAGACCTATCTGCAACCGACAAGAGAGTTCTCATGGCACAGCGACTTATCAACTCAGGTTTTGACCCTGCCGAGACCCTTGCAGCTATGGGCTTGCCACCAATCGCACACACAGGCGTTCCAAGCGTTCAGCTTCAGGGTGTCGCACAGATTAATCCAGCCGACCCAACATCTGTTTACCCGGAGGGATAAATGGGACTACTAGCAATCAACTTCAGCATCGGAACAGTTGCAGCTCAAATTGCACCTGCTGACTCGAATCCTGTAAGTGTTCACATTCATAACAACTCAGAACATACTGTTTATCTTGGCGGAAGCGATGTCACCACTACAACAGGATTGAATCTTCCTAAGCAAACAACTGAAGAGTTTTATCTGACACCCGGAGATAGCCTCTGGTGTATCTCAGACGGAGCAACTAGAAATGTGAGAGTTCTGAGGTTAAGCAAGTGATAACACCGGGCAGATACAACATCACCGCTTATCAAGGTGCAACTTATGACCTGTCTCTGAGTTGGTCAATCGGTGGCACAGCGGTCAATCTGACTAACTACACCGCAGCCATGCAGGTCAGAGAAGCCTATGACGCATCAACTCCAGTTCTTAGCTTGACGAATGGATCAGGAATAACTCTCGGCGGAACTGCTGGAACTATTGACATCAGCGTCAGCGCAAACACAATGGGTTCAATAGTCGCAGGGCAATATCTTTACGACCTTGAATTGAACTCTGGCTCTGCCATCACGAGACTTGTTCAAGGCAATTTCTCAGTCGAAGCGCAGGTCACTCGGTAATGTCTCGGTCAGTTGTCGCAATAACTGAAACCAATTCAACGCTCACAGTTACGGAAACTAGCGTTGATGTTTCGGTCATTGAGACTTCTACAAGTGTCACTCTTGGAAACTCTGGGCCACAAGGACCGCAGGGAATACAAGGTCAGCTCGGACCAGCCAACACGCTAACCATTGGAACTGTCACAGCCAGCGCACCGGGTGGCGATGCAGGCGCAACAATTACAGGCACAGCACCTAACCAGACTTTGAGTCTTGTCATCCCAAGAGGACTTCAGGGAACGCAAGGCATTCAGGGTATTCAAGGATTGACTGGTGCTACAGGGCCTCAAGGTGCAACTGGGCCGCAGGGCGAAAAGGGAGACAAAGGTGACAAGGGCGATACCGGAGCAACAGGCGCAACTGGAGCTACCGGCGCAACTGGCCCTCAAGGTATTCAAGGACTAAAGGGAGATAAGGGTGACAAGGGGGACACAGGCAACACAGGTCCAACAGGAGCAACTGGAGCAACAGGACCACAAGGCGCACAAGGCATACAGGGTGAGCAAGGTATTCAGGGACTCAAGGGTGACAAGGGCGATAAAGGTGACACAGGCAATACTGGTGCAACTGGCCCTGCTGGTTCTACTGGCCCGACTGGCGCACAAGGCCCACAGGGTATTCAAGGCGAAACTGGACCTGCTGGACCAACCGGAGCAACTGGAGCTACGGGAGCGACAGGACCGACAGGCCCTACTGGACCGCAGGGTGCAACCGGAGCGACTGGACCACAAGGACCTGCTGGAGTTGTAGCCGCAACATCGCCGATTGTTTACAACGCTGAAACGCAGACGATCAGCATCAACACAACCGCAGGAGGCATCACAATCAACGGCACAGCGGTTGCACTAGGGGGAACAATAACTGTGAATGCGAGGCTCGGCTAATGCCATACTTCATAACTGATCAATCACCTGACTGCTCAGGTTGGGCAACTGTAAAAGAAGACGGCGAAGTGATTGGTTGCCACACAACCAAGCAAGATGCCATTGACCAGATGGTCGCTGTCTCAATCTCTGAGGGCATCGAACCCGGCGGAGAAAGAGCGAGACCAAACGAGCTTGAGGTTGGCGATTATGTTTCTTGGAACACATCGGGCGGTCGAGCTAGAGGCGAGATTGTCCAGATTGAGCGAGACGGAACAATAAATGTTCCAGACTCATCATTCACAATCACAGGCACTCCCGATGACCCTGCCGCTTTGATTCAGGTTTACCAAAGAGTAGAAGGTGGTTGGGATGATACCGATGTTTATGTCGGACACAAGTTCTCAACGCTGACAAAGATTGACCCGCTGCCAGAACCGATGGATGAAGACGATGAAGACGATGACGAGGTTCGTCAGGTTGACCTGACTGCACCTGCCTACATGAGGGCATCTGCTCGCAGAGGTTTGCAATGGTATGAAGAGGGGCTTGGCGGAGATGGTCTAGTAGATCGCACAATCAGAGAAGCTAGAGCAATGGCTGAGGGAAATGTCTCCGCCGACAAGTGGGTTCGGATTGCAGCTTGGATTGCGAGACACTTGGGAGATTTAGATTCACCTGATGCCAACCCTTCATCAGAAAACTTCCCATCACCCGGAGTTGTTGCAATGGCTCTATGGGGTGGCGGAACAACTAAGCGATCTGCAAGACGAGCGATGGCTTATGCAGAAGGTGTAAAGACTAGACTAGAAGCCGAGCAAGAGAGAGCAAACATGAAGCAAGAAACCAGAAACTTTGACGCTGACTTTGAGCTAAGAGCCGAGGGCGATGGCATGACCTTCATTGGTTACGCTGCAAAGTTCAACTCCCCATCAGAAGACTTGGGTGGCTTTGTCGAGACCATCGAACCCGGCGCATTCCGCCGCTCGCTACGCTCTCGCAACGATGTCAAGCTGTTGGTCAATCACGACACAGGCCGAGTTCTTGCATCTACTCGCTCAGGCACAATGAAGCTCTATGAAGACGAGGTTGGTCTCAGAGTAGAAGCAAGCCTGCCAAACACTTCCGATGGTCGAGACATGGCTGAGCTACTCCGCCGAGGAGACCTAAACAAGATGAGCTTTGGCTTCTCAGTTATCAAAGACTCATGGAATCAAGAAATGACACAGCGCACTCTCAAGAGCGTAAGACTTTTTGAGACAAGCATTGTTGCTTTTCCTGCTTATGCCGCAACCGAGGCAATGGTTCGCTCACTCGACAAGGTAGCAACTAGAGCGCAGGTTGATGCTGATGCTTTGGCTGATGCAGTCCTCAAGCTAGAGGAAGGCTCTGATTTGTCAGACACCGAGGCAGAACTAATCAAGAAGGTTGTTGACACTCTTTCCCCTGTGACGCAGGTAGAAGAAGAAAAGACCGAAGAGCCAAACCTGCTCGACCTAAAGCGCAAACAGCTTGACCTACTACTAAAGAGAAACTAATGGCAAGCAAAGAACAAATCAAGCAAACCATTCTCGCAATCGCAGGAGACCCTAGCGTTGGAGAGATTTACTCACTAGCAGACAAGTGGGCTGAAGCCATTTGGAAGCTAGACAACAAAGATGTCGCAGTCAAAGCTGACAGCGATAGAAACAGCGGCGCATCGGCGTATGCCGCTATAAAGGAAACTCGCATCATTGAACCAACTGAAAAGCGAATCCCCTGATCGCAAGGTTTAGCGAGTAACCACCCCAGAGGGTCTATCCTTTCTACCTCTGGGGTTTTCCTTTTGCTAAGATATAAACAGGGTTGAGTGTAAGCACCGCCTGTTTCAGTTCTGCGTCAGCGCAGCTGAAGTCAAATAAAACTATTAGGAGACCAAAATGTCACAGTCCTTTATTAAGGCTCAGGCTGAGGCTCGTGCTAAGGCATGGGAGGAAGCAAAGGCCCTGCTTGACTCCGCTGCTGCTGAGAAGAGAGACTTGACTGCTGAAGAGCAGAGCAAGTTCGACCGCATCAACGCAGACCTTGACGAGAGAGCAGCCGCAATCGAAACCATCCGCAAGGCAGAAGAGCGTGAGGCTAAGGCCGCTGCTGCAACTTCTGGCTTCGATGTTTCAGAAGTATCAAAGTCCGACTACGACTATGTTCGTTCGCTTGCAAAGGGTGAGATTCGTTCTCACAACTTTGAGACTCGTGGAACTCTAACCCCATCAAATGCTGGTGGAGTTGTTCCTCAGTCCTTCGTTGCAAGAGTGTATGACCTAGCTCGTGAGGTTGGCCCAATGCTAGACCTCGGAGAGCGCTTCGAGACCGCTGGCGGAGAAGACCTGAAGATTCCAGTTCTGACCAACTACGCAACTGCTGTTCTTGAGACCGCAGGCGCAACCATTGACGAGTCAGAGCCAACCTTCAGCTCCATCACTCTAGGCGCATACAAGTATGCATTCCTAGTTCCAGTTGCTCGTGAGCTGATCGAAGACAGCGGTGTTGACATCGCTGAGGTTCTAGCTCGTGCCGCTGGTAACTCAATCGGTGTTGCAGTTAACGCTGCTCTAACCACTGGTTCTGGATCTTCTCAGCCAACCGGTATCGTAACCGCTGCTGGAACTGGAGTTTCTGGAACAATCGCAGGTGGTCTATTCACCGCTGACCAGCTCATTGACCTTGTTTACTCGGTTGATGGTGCTGTTCGCAGATTGCCGGGAACTGGCTTCCTCATGGCCCCATCTGCAATCCGCAACGCTCGCAAGCTAAAGACCACTGACGGATACTACCTATTCGAGCCGGGTCTAAATGGCGCAACCGCAGACAGACTGCTTGGATACCCAGTATTCGAGAACCCCGGAATGGCAGCAGTTGGATCGGCTTCGGCAAGCGTGGGCTACGGGTATCTCCCGTCATACAAAATTCGTCTAGCCGGCGGATTGCGAGTCGATAGGAGCGATGACTTCAAGTTCGCTAACGACCTTGCAGTCTTCCGTTTCATGATTCGTGTTGACGGAAACCTGTCCCACCAAGAGCACTTCAAGATTTTCAGAGGCTCGGCTGCATAGTCAACCTTAGAAATCTAGGCAAGTCCCCCGGCACAAAGTCGGGGGATTTTGCTATTGTGGGGGGAAGAAAGGAATTTATGAAGCCAGAGCAGTTAGACCTAACAGTTACAACCTTCTCCAATTCGCCATACCAGCCAACAGGTTACGGAATGCAGATCGGGCAACTGATTGACAATCTTGCAAAGCATGGAGCGAATGTTGCTCATGTCTCGAACTACGGACTAGAGGGCAACAACTCAACACACAAAACCCCTTACGGAGAAATTCCACACTACGCAAGAGGCTATGAGCCAATGTCACAGGATTCACTTGCAGTCGGACACAAGATGCAAATGATGAACAAGGATTGGAAAGATTACATCCTGACTCTTTGCGATGTCTGGGTTCTAAAGCCTGAGATGTGGCCGACAGAAGAGTGGCCCAATATTCTGAGCTGGACACCGCTAGACCATATCTCAATGCCTCCTGCGGTCAAGCGTTGGCTAGACAAAGACAATGTTCAACCGATCGCAATGTCACCCTTCGGCATGGAGCAACTGCAAGATGTCGGCATCGAGGGAATCTACATTCCGCACTCGGTAGATACAGTCAACACCTTCAAGCGCACCGACAAGATTGGCAAGCAAGACGGCAGAGAGTTTTTGGGTGTCAAGGAAGATGACTTCCTAGTCGTAATGAATGCAGCTAACAAAGCAAACAAGTCAATTCATCGCAAGGCTTTCGCTGAGGCTTTCATGGCTTTTGCAATGTTCCGACAAACACACCCAAACGCTTATCTCTATGTCCACACCGAACCGAAGGGTGTTTATGGAGGCTTCCATCTTCCCCGACTAGCTGAGGCTTGCGGGCTTGACATGAGTTCTGTTATTTTCCCTGACCCCATCGACTACCGCTTAGGTGTTGATCCGAAAGACCTAGCCGGCTTCTACTCGGCTGCGGATGTTGTGTTGCAGGTTTCGCTCGGTGGGGGATTTGAAATTCCAATCATTGAGGCGCAAGCCTGTGGCACAAGAGTCATCGCATCCGACTGGACTGGGCCGAGGGATTTAGTGGCAGAAGATGGCTTCAAGGTTCAAGGACAGTTGTTCTGGGATGAGGCGCAGATTGCATGGTGGAAGATTCCTTATATCTCGTCAATCGCTCAACAACTAGAGAAGGCTTATCAGGTAACAAAAGAAGAAGGCCGCTACTCAGAAACATCACGCAAGTTTGCTCAGCAGTTTGACGATGTGAAAGTCTGGAATCACTATTGGCTACCATTCCTGAAGACACTGGTCTAATCTCTCTGCCCCTAGCAATTTGGGGCGATGGTTATTCTCAATTCCTGCCTCAATGGTGGGCAGGCGTGCAGTCGCTTGAGACGAAGCCGTTTGAGATAAACATTGTCACCGATGAGAAGAACTGGGAAGCGGTCAAAGCCAGCGTTCCGAACGAGGGTGTTGTCAGGGTAATAAAAGAAAACCTAAACAGCTATGCCGAGTATTGGAATCAAGCAATCTATCTATGCGTTGGCAAGTGGATAGCTCTTTGCAATGTTGACGATTACTTCCTGCCCGGGGGACTCAATTCAATTCCCCTAGCCGAAGCAGAGGGTTGCAACCTAGTCTGCGACTGGCTTAGAACCAAAGGAACAGATTATGTCCAACAGACTAAGTGGCTACCAATGACCCTTGATTATGAGTTTGAACTAGGCGGTGCTAACCCCATGACCAGACACCTCTGGCAAGCCTCTGGAGGCTTCCCTGAGGGCATAAGATTCGCCGACTGGGGTCTTGCGCTACACATGAGGAAAACGGGCCTTGTAAAGCCATACAACACGCCTACGATGAGGATTGTTTTTGACAGGGGTTACGATCGCATGACAACCTCTGGGGCATTGCTTGGGCCTGATCAGAGAGCAGAGGGCATGGAGCAGATAAGACAACTATCAAGGTCGCTGAGGTGAAGGTTCTCATCTTGGGAGCTGAGGGAATGCTTGGCTCGGCGATGGTCAAAGAGCTTTCTTCTTTTGACCTGATTGCACCCTCACGCTCAGAATACGAAGCACCAGATTCGATTGACCGATTCATGCTGACCGAAGGCGATGTTGTCATCAACTGCATCGGAGCAATTCCACAGAAGAAGCCAACAGTCGAAAAGCTGGAAAAGATAAATGGCGATTTTCCTCACCTGCTCGCAACTCGCAAAGACCTTTACTTCATTCAGATTGCAACTGACTGCGTGTTTGCAGGTGACAAAGGTTTCTATACCGAAGAATCTGAGCGAGACGCAACCGACCCTTACGGCGTGAGCAAGAAGCGAGGCGAGGTCTCGGCAGCGAACTGGCTCAATCTGCGCTGCTCAATAATCGGAGCGAACGGCACAGGCTCGCTATTCGACTGGGTGAAGAACCAACCTGAAGGCGCAAGGATAAACGGCTTTGTCAATCACTACTGGAACGGCGTGACAACCGAGGCGTTTGCAAGGGTGGTCGCAGGGATAATGAAACAGAACTACCTATTGGCTGGAACTCAGCACCTAGTCCCCGATGACTGGGTTTCTAAATACGACCTAGTGAAGATGATTGCCAAGCGATTAGGCAGAGATGATATCGAAGTGATACCAACCATAACCAACATGATTGACCGAAGACTTGCGACCAAGTTCAGCTACACCAACCGACTGCTCTGGCGCAACAGCCGCTACCTCAGAGGGCCGATGATTTCTGAGATGGTCAGAACAATGTCGGTAGATTAGAAGAATGACAACCCTTTCTCTTGTTACCTGTTGCTATGGCATGGAATACGCAGAATTTATCCCTCGATGGTGGTCGGGAGTTCTGCGACTAAACAGAAAACCTGACGAGATTATTTTGGGCATTGCAGAAGGTGATCCGACTGGTTTGTCTAAGTCAATCCCTGAAGGCATAGAAGCTAGGGTTGTGGTTTTGCCAGAAGGCTCGAATATGGAAAAGTGGGATTATGCAACTAGGCAGGCAACCTCAAAGTGGTGGTTGTATATGCCGATTGACGATGAGCTTTTGCCAGAGGCACTTGATGAGCTGGAAGCAGCCGATGAAGCAGGTGCAGAAATAATTTGTGACTCAATAGTCGTTCGGCATAACCAAGCACTTGAGCGAGGGCATTGGGATACCTCAAGCATTGCCACAAGGCTACCAATACCGGGTTGGCCCATGACCACTCTTGAAATCTACAAAAGACTTACCACAAATGACTACAAGTTTGGGGACTGGGCTTTTCAGATTGACGCTGCCGCCGAGGGTGCGAAGGTTTATTTCGCTAACACTCGCCGCATGATTTGGGATGCAGGGATAGACAGAAACACACTATCCAGCAACCATCAGCCAGACAAACAATACCATCTTGACCAGATTTACAAATATGCCAAAAGCAAGGGCTTCTAGTCTCGGCTAGAATAGAGGCGGAGGAACAATGGCAATCACAAATGGCTACGCTTCACTTTTACAGCTCAAGGCAGCACTAGGCATAGCTGACGGCATTGACGATCCGCTACTAGAAATGGCAATTGAATCAGCCTCTCGCCAAATTGATTCCTACACCGAGCGTTACTTTTACAACGCTGGAACTGCTACGAAAATCTTTGCACCTATTGACAACTATGTCTGCGAGACCGAGGACTTCATCACCCTGACCAGAGTTAGGACATCCGAAGACGGCGAAACCTTTGACACCACTTGGGAAGCTAAAGACTGGCAAGCAGAGCCTCTGAATGGTCGAGCAGGTGGCGTGACAACTTCTTACTACCAGATCAGAGCAATTGAGGACTACCTGTTCCCATACCGCAATGGTGAAGCCACAGTGGAGATAGTCGGCACTTGGGGTTGGACTGCAGTCCCAATCGCAATCACTCAGGCAACTGTCATTCTTGCCTCAAGAATCTTCAAGCGACTTGACTCGCCTCTAGGAATTATCAGCGGAGAGCTTGGCTCGATGCGTGTCGGCTTCAGGCTTGACCCAGATGTCCAGCACCTAGTTGATCCATACCGCAAAATCAGGATGGCATAGTGGCCTCAATCACAGAGCTGCGTGATGGACTTGCTGCGAACCTTGCAACCATTCCGGGGCTAAGAGTTTCCCCAACTATCCCCGACAACCCATCGCCTCCAATCGCAATAGTGCAACTTGCAAGAGTGCAGTATCACCAAGACTTCAAGCGGGGAATGACCGAATACAACTTCGCCGTTCAAGTAGTTGTTGGCAGGGTAGATGAAAGAACTGCCCAAAGAAATCTCGATGCCTACTGCTCAAGCACTGGAGACTCATCCGTTTCGCTTGCGGTAGAATCGGATAGGACACTAGGCGGAAAGGCCTTTGACTGCATAGTGACCGAAATGACGAACTACGGATCAGTGCTGATTTCAGATGTTACTTATCTGGCAGCCGAGTTCAATGTTCGTGTGTTAGCTAACTAATTAGGAGAAAATAAATGGCAATTCAAATCCTGACGGATGTTGTTGTCCAGCTCAACGGAACTGCAATCTCGCAGAATGTAAACTCTGTTGAACTGACCACCACTTCCGATGCCATTGAGACCACCTCTTTCGGCAGCTCCGGCTGGCGTGAATACAAGGGTGGACTCAAGTCTGGCTCAGTAACCCTGTCAATGCACAACGACTATGCTGCAACGGCTTTGGACAGCGTTCTTTACAACCTGTTCAACACCATCGCAACAGTAGCGATTTTCCCTGCTGGCACTCCAGCGGGAACTTCCCGACCTGAATACGAGTTCACAGTTCTAGTTGACAACCTTGCTCCTGTTTCGGGTGCAGTTGGAGACCTAGCTGTGCAGAACTTGACTTGGACAATCACTGGTGCAGTCACCAGAGGCACAGTCTAAATAACTAAATAAGAAAGGAAACCAAGATGAGGATGCAGCTACAGGTCGAGTTCAATGACGAGACCAAAAAGGATGTCAAGATAATCATGGCTGACATGGTTAAGTTTGAATCCGAGCAGAACATCAGCATTGCGAAGCTAGGGCAGGAAGGTAAAGTTACCCACCTGCTCTGGCTCGCTTGGTCAGCACTAACCAGAGAGAAGCAAACAACTCAAGGCTTTGACGCTTGGGTTGAAACAGTTGCTTCAATCGGAGCAGTTGACCCAAAAGCATAGAAGGGCTTGGCGATAGCTCGGCTCATTGGTATTTGGTGAACATTGCCTATGAGTTCAAAATCAGCCCGCTTGAGTTACTAAAACTTGACGAGAGAATGCTTTGGACAATGGGCCGCTTTCTGATCTGGAGAGCGCAAGAGATGTCAAAGAAATAGCAAGACCCCTCCCAATCGGGAGGGGCTTTGCTTTTAGCTAGGAGACAACCCTAGACATAACAGTTGGATGATTGGCGTTCTTTAGGTATTCAAACCTAACAATGTTCAAAGCCTCATTGACCTCTAGCAATCTCCCAGTCAGCAGATAGATAATGCCCTGAACCGCCCTATCGTTCAGGCCCATGTCCTGCATAGCTCTGACAGTTCGGCGAGGACTGTTATTGAAGTGGTAAGCCATCCAATCAAAACTATTTCCAACCAGACCATCTTCTGTCGTTGCCTCACCCGTAAAGACTGCAATCGCAGCAGTCATCGCATGAAGCCAGTCAGTTAGAAAATCTGCTGTGTCAATGTTTAGGGTGGTGAAATACTCATGCTCTTTGTCATGTAGTGCCTGATTGTCTCCAGACAGCAGATGAGTTATTGTTTCCATAATCTCAAAGTCAATGTTGACCCGATCGCCATACATCTCAATCACATTACGAGCAAGGACTGACTCAATGTTTTCGGTTAGATATTCCTTTACTTGGCCCACTTGCTCCCCCTATAAAACTCTATGTCATCACCAAAGTAATACTGGCTAAACTCAAACCCTGCGACATCTAGGAAGTCATACTTGGTGCAATCCCAAGACCTCAAACTTCCGTAAGAGTCAAGTCCGTCATACTGAAAAAACAATCCCTTCCCGAGTGGAAGCCTGATTGCCCATGTGTCTTTGTATCTATAAATAATGCTCATTTCTTTTCCTTTCTTTGAGCTAGGTCAAGGCTAGGGGATTGTCAAGGATTTAGGCAGGGTCAAAAGATAACAGTTTGATAACAAGGTAGAATTGAGGCTAAAGGTGGTTCAATGCGCTTAGAGTTTCAAATCCCCATACTTGGCACACAAAAGGCCAGCTATTCGGTCAAGGACATCCGCACCCTCCAGAAGAACCTGCGAGAGATTGAGCCGGGGCTAAGGACTCAGTTTGTTAGGGAAATCAAGGTTGTTGGTCGAGAGGCAGAAAAGCCAATCAAGAGTGCAATCCGCAATGTTCAACCGCTGAGCGGAATGATTGATCACTATGGGGCAACCTCATGGAACAACGGATCAAAAGCTCCCGACTCAACAACTGTTCGCTTTAGAACTCAGGCAGGTGGCAAGAGTCTAAACACCACGCTAGTCAGCGTTCGCCTAAATTCAGCTGCCGTCAACATTATGGACATGGCTGGCAGGTCTGGCAGAAGTGTTGGTAAGGGTAAAAGAAACAGCGGCCTTACTCCAGTTGTCAGGCGCACAGCGTCAGGTGACTTGGTTTCCTATGCTCGCAGAACTCCAGCCGAAGCAGGAAGAGCCTTCATTGCAAAATTGAATGGTGCATCGGGAATCATCAAGAGAGGCGCATCTCGTATTGCTTGGCCTGCTGTTGAGAAAGACTTGCCTGACTTTGAGAAAAGAATTGACAGCATCATTCAGAATTACTATCGGATTGCGAATAGGAAGTTTAGCTAAATGGCAGTAAATGTAGTCCTCAAATCTGTCTGGGATGACAAGGGTGTCAAGTCTGCCCTCAATGAGTTCAAAGACTTTGGCAAAGGCGTGGGAGTTGCGTTCGCCGCCGTCACCGCTGCCACTGCTGCTGCTGCCACAGCACTAATCAAGTTCGGCGCAGACTCAATCGCTGCTGCCGAGAATGTCGCTCAGGCTAACAACCGACTTGAGCAGGTTGCTAAGTCGATGAACCTGTTTGGATCGCAGACATCTGCGGTCACTCAGAGAATCATCGAGTTTGCCGAGGCTAACGAACTATCCCTAGCGGTTGACGCTGAGGTCATCAAGCAAGCTCAAGCCAAACTTCTAACCTTCAAGAACCTAGCTCAAACCGCAGACGAAACAGGCGGAGCGTTTGACCGAGCAACAATGGCTGCAATTGACCTAGCAGCCGCTGGATTTGGCTCGGCAGAGACTAACGCAACACAGCTCGGAAAAGCCCTGCAAGACCCCATCAAAGGCCTCACAGCCCTAACTAGATCGGGTGTTACTTTCACGCAGGAGGAAAGAAACAAGATAAAGGTCATGGTCGAGTCGGGACAAGTTCTCGAAGCTCAGAACATGATTCTCTCTGCTATCGAAACTCAGGTCGGCGGAACTGCTGAGGCAACCGCTAAGGCTTCTGACAAGATGAAGCTGGCCTTTGACAACATCTCTGAGGCTGTCGGTGCTGCCCTTCTGCCCGTCTTCCAAGAGTTCTCAAACGAACTAATCAAAATCACACCAGAGCTAGAAAAGGCACTCGCTCCCGCTGCTGCTGAAATCGCAGACATCTTCCGCACCGAAGTCCTGCCTGCAATTCAAGACTTCACTCGCTGGCTTGCATCCCCAGAGGGAACTCAGACCCTCAGAGATTTGACCATCGCAATCATTGACAGCATCAAAGCCCTCATTGACTTCATCGGTTGGGTGGTGCAGAACAAAGATGCAATAGTTCTATTCACCTCAGTAATCGCTGCTTTAGTCGTAACCTACAAGGCTGTCACAATCGCAACTGGGCTGTTTCAGGCAGCGATGGTGTTGCTACAAAAGCAGGTCGTAACCACAACCGCAACAACAACAGCTTTCAGCGCAGCCCTCAAACTTCTGCCATTCGCAGCTATGGTCACAGGCGCAGTTCTCCTGACCTCAAGTTTGGCTGACTACTCACAGCAGGTTTACGGATCAAGAGTAAACACCGAAGGCATGACGAAAGCACAGGCTCAGAACGCTGTGCAGGTCGAAAGCCTTAGAAGACTACTTGGTCAGTATGAGTTTGCACTAGAAAGCTCAACCGCTGCCAATAGAGACCTAGCAATCAACGGAGTCGCTAGAGTCAGAGATGAACTTGCTCGCACCGAACTTGCAATCCGAACAACTGTCGGAGAGCTAAATCGCTTCAACAACATGAACCTTGACCGCATCAAGAATGAGATTAGAGAATCGGCTGGTGAGCTAAACAGGTTCAATAACTTGCTCAAGGGCATTCAGGGCGGAGGTTCTGTTTCTCTGCCTCCGATAAACATTCCTGCACCAGTGCAAACCCCACGCACTCCGTCTGGTGGCGGCGGAGGCGGCGGTGGTGGTTCGACCACAACAACCCCAAGACCTTTCGTTGACATTCCTGCTGGGGCTACAGCTGCTGCTGAGCTGATCAACGATGCAACAGGAATCCTGATTGACGCATTCTCAGATGTTGACAAGGTTCTTGCTTACCTGACTTCAAGAATCGAAGCGGCAACTCAGTTTGCTAACGAGTCTGCAATCCGAGGGGAAACCGCTGCTGCAATGGGAGCGCTAGAAACACGCAACCTGTTCCGCAGTCAGGCAGAGCTTCTGAGAACGCAAGGCGCAAATGCAGTCGGCACAATCATCAACATAAATGTCAAGACTGACTCAACGCAGTCTTTGGCAATGGTCGGTAAGACATTGGGTAACACCATCACCAAGTATGTCTCCGCTGGTGGTCAAGTTCTAGTGAGTCCGACAAATTGAGCCAGCCAGTCCAAAAGGTAGAGCTTGGATTTGACATTCTCTCGTCAGGTCTTGGCCCTTACTTTATTCTCGACGATCCGATAAAGGGCAAGCTCAACAACACCGAATACCTTTTGGCAGGTGTCCTGTTCTTCGATGTGACAGACCTCGTGCAGTCGGTTGCAATCCAGCGAGGCAAAAACCGCCAGCTTGACCAGTTCGACTCAGGGTTGGCAAACATAGTCTTCAATAACAATGACCGAACCTTTGACCCTGAATATGCACTCTCACCATACGCAGGTCAGATAGTTCCCAAGCGTCAGGTCAGAATCTCATCAGGTGGGATTGTGCAATTCGCCGGTCTTGTCGATGACTGGAATCTGACCTATGCGCCAAACGGAGACTCAACGGCTTCGGCAGCTTGCTCGGATGCAACATCTTCCTTTGCAACTCAGACCATTGCCACAAGAACAAACTCAGTCCAGAAGTCAGGGGAAAGAATAAACGCAATCCTTGACCTGCCTGAAATCAACTGGCCTTCAACTCTTCGAGATGTTGACACAGGGCTAATGACACTCGGTGCAGACACAATCGCTGACAACACAAATGCCCTGACCTACTTGCGATTAGTCGAGCGCAGCGAACCCGGTGCATTCTTCATCGGTAAGTCAGGAAATGTAATCTTCCGAGACCGCATCGCCGCTCCGACTTCTCAAGGCGTGACCCTTGCCGATGACGGCACTGGTATCAAGTATCAGTCGCTCAAGGTGCAATACGGATCAGAACTCCTAGCAAACGAGATTGTTGTCAGCTCGGAGATAACCTCTTATGAGGTCACGACCCTAGACCTTGAGTCAATAGACACTTACGGAATCTTCAACCTGACCCGAACCGGGCTTCTAATCAACGCTAACGGCGATGTTGATGAGCTTGCCGAGTTCTACGCAAATAAATACTCACAGCCTGAATACCGCTTTGAGTCTGTTGAGGTGTTGCTTGACGAGCTGACGAATCAGGAGCAGAGCGACCTGCTTGGCTTAGAAATCGGCGATGTTGTCGAAATCAAATTCACCCCTAACGGCATTGCCCCGGCTATCTCCAAATACGCTGAAATCATCCGCATTGACAACTCGATTGACCTAGACAACCACATCATGTCGCTAGGCTTCTCGACGCTTGACTTTGCCCTGTTCGTCTTGGATGACGCTCAGTTTGGTAAGCTAGATGCGGGCAACGCTCTAGCCTTCTAGGAGAATAATGTCAGGCCGCAAAGTCTTTACCGCTGGTGAGGTCCTCACAGCGAGTGATTTAAATAATTTCGTCGCCGATCAGGTGGTTTTTGTTTTCGCAGGCTCAGCCGCCAGAGGCTCAGCTATCGGCACAGCTACCGAAGGAATGGTCAGCTACCTAGAGGACAATAACCGCCTTGAGGTCTTCACAACCTTCTGGGAGCAGGTCTGGCCCGTTTCGACCTTTGGCGGAACAATCAACGGCAATCAGGTTGCCTTCGGCGGAACTACAACCACAACCTCAATGACTGCGACTTCCGCACTCGACAATGGAACAATTTGGGTGAACGGAACTGCGGCTGTCACGATCACAGTTCCCGATGTTTTACAGACTTTTGACACGCTAACCATCTGGCGTAACGCTGGCGGAACTGTAACCATAGCTGCGGGGACGGGCGTAAGCGATTGGGGAGGTGCGGGAACGGCCGGCACGAGCGTGACCTTCAAGATAAATGAAACATATAATGCCGCAACTGTTCAAAAGGTTGCAGCTAACACCTACCGAGTAGTTGGAAAGATAACTGCATAATGCCTATTCCAATAGGAATTCTTGCCACGCAAGGGCCATCTGGTTTTCTTGATACGGGTTTGTCATATTTGGTTATTGCTGGTGGCGGTGGTGGTGCAACTCTAAGTGGTGGCGGGGGCGGTGCTGGTGGATATCGCTCAAATGTTACTGGAGAAAATTCTGGTGGTGGGGCTTCTGCTGAAGGTGCATTGTCATTTGGAACTAACATTATTTTAGGAACAAACTATTTCGTGCAGGTTGGCGGTGGTGGTGCTGCTGCTGGAACTGACGAAAATCGTGGCGGCCAAGGCTCTAATTCTATTTTTTCAACCATTACATCTACTGGCGGCGGTGGTGGTGGATATGATGAGAGAGTTGGCAAAACTCCTACGACTGGTGGTTCTGGTGGTGGTCGAGGGTTTGACCTTGGGGGAACTGGTGCTAATGGAGAAACCGGTCAAGGTTACAAAGGTGGCGACAATGCGGCCTCTTCGATAGCTCCTAATTATGCTGGTGGTGGCGGGGGCGGTGCTGGTGGAGCTGGTGGTAATGCAAGCACTACTGCTGCTGGAGGAGTTGGCGGAGCTGGTGTTTCTTCATCTATAAATGGAGTGACAGTTAGTCGAGCTGGCGGTGGTGGAGGAGGTTTCGGAACAGTTGGTTCTTCAGCTACTTCTGGTGGTGGTGCTGGTGGCGGTGCTTTATCTGGCACTACAGCGTCATCTGGAACTCAAAATACTGGTGGTGGTGGTGGTGGTGGTCGGACTACAGGCGGGGCTGGTGGTTCGGGAATTGTTATTCTTAGATATCCAAATACTTATACAATTAGTGTCGGTGCTGGATTAACAGCTGGAGTGACAAATGAAGCCGTTGGAACTAATGGGCGTTATACAACCTTAATTTCTGGCGGCGGAAATGTAAGTTGGACATAATGGCACACTACGCACTAATAGATGAAAATAACATTGTGGTTCAGGTTATTACTGGCGTTGATGAGAACATGACCCAAACAGACTTAGACGGAACAGTAGTCGGTGGGTCATCGGAAACATGGGAGCAGTTTTATCAAACAAGACCTTGGTTTGAGGGATTGACTTGTAAGCGAACTTCTTACAATGGAAACTATCGAAAGAACTATGCTGGTATCGGCTACACCTATGACTGGGACAAGGATGCTTTTATCCCACCAAAGCCTTACCCAAGCTGGATTCTCAATGAACAAACTGGCCGATGGGAAGCACCTGTCCCTTACCCAAATGATGGCGTGATGTATAAGTGGGATGAAGATTCTCTTGACTGGGTTGCAATAAACTTTCAGGTAGAAAACTAACTCGCAGGGTAAAAAATGGCTGAGGAAACAAACGGCGTTCGCATAACGCAACGAGACATCTACGAAAAGCTCATTGAAGTCCAAGCTGTTCAGATCGAGATAGTTGCCGACATCAAAAACCTCAAAGACTTACCTGCTCGCATGAATCGGGTAGAGCAGAAACTCGCTCGCATGGAGTGGATTGAGAAGCTTGTCTTTACTGCACTCGGTTCAGGCATTACAGGATTTATTGCCGCACTTTGGGCTTTGATTAGATGAGACATCCCTTCTCAAAGAAACTCATAACCTCACGCTTTGGCACAACGGCGAGGAGACTCACCGCACACCGAGGTCTGGACTACGCACCCAAAGAAGGCAAGGCGATTCCTGCTGTTGCATCGGGAACAGTTCAGGCGGTCAAGTGGTCTTCAATTCTTGGTCATGTTCTAGTGCAGTCAGCTTGGGATGAGATTAACGGGAGAACTGTTTTCATCGGCTACTGCCACCTTCAGGAAAAGCCAACGCTAAAAGTTGGTGACAGGGTAAAAGAAGGTCAGACAATCGGCAAGGTTGGGAATACTGGTTCTGCATCTAGGGGCGCACACTTACACCTGACCATTGGGCCTAAAGTCACATCAGTCACCTTTGGAGTTGTATTTGACCCTGAAACCTTCATTGACGAGCGACTAAGTGCGTAGCTGGAAACACCGCAGAAGGCTTATCTATTTATCTTTTGCCCTGTCTGCATTCATGATCCTGTTTGGGGCGATTACCTATGAGGCAGATTCCTCAGTCAGCCGAGAACTAATCATTGGCGGAGTGGCTTTGATTTCTATCATCCTGACCGCTTATACTGCTTTTGCTACTTATGAAGATGTAAAAACTAGAAAGGCACATGATGAGGATATTTAGTTTAGAGTTCTGGAGCTACGCAGGGGAAAGAGCAATCAAGACAGTTGCTCAGTCTGCAATCGCTGTTCTAGGCACAGGCTCAATCGGGCTGTTTGCTATTGACTGGGTTTCGCTTGCATCGGTTTCACTCGGCGCAGGGTTTCTTTCAATCCTGACCTCAGTAGCCTTCAAGAAGGACTAACGCTCACTCGGAAGAGTCGCTGCCCAAATCCCATACTTCTGACCCGACTCAACCGCATACCTGAAGCACTCGGCCTTGACAGGACAGGTGTCACAGAGTTTCTTGGCGATCACAACAGACAGCCTTCGGCGTGTCTCGTCTCGGATTTCCTCCGGGTAGAAAAGCTCAGGGAAGTCCTCACATGGCACACCGCCAGCAGCATGAATAGCCTTTAGCAAGCGGTAGTGCTTCTGGTCGAAATGTCCCATTGCCATAGCCTAATTTGAAAATGTCGGTGGCAGGGTAGAAACTATGACCATGTTAAAAACACACGCACCTGAGAAGTTCAACAACGCAACCCTACTCGGAGTCTTTGAGGCTGGTTCTGACGAGTGGCACAACGCTCGCAAGGACTCAATCGGCGGATCAGAGATTTCGACCATTATGGGGCTAAACCCCTTTGAGTCTGCTTATGCACTATGGGCAAAGAAGACAGGCAAGATACCCTCACAGATTGAGGAGAACTGGGCAATCAGATTCGGCAAGGCTTTTGAGTTGCCGATTCTTCAGCTCTGGTCAGAGGAGCATCCTGAGTATGAGGTTTTCCTGACTGGCACTTACCAAGATGCGCTTATCCCGTTCCGCCACGCCAACCCCGATGCGCTGGCTCGACACAAAGAGACAGGCGAGTGGATCGTGATTGAGGTAAAGACAGGCAGACAGACTTGGGAAGAGTTGCCTGCTGGTTATTATTTGCAAGTTCAGCACTACCTCGACATTCTCGGACTCAAAAAGGCTGCTTTGGTTGCAGTCGCAGGAATGACTTGGCATGACTACTGGATTCAGCGTGATGACTTTGAGATTGACATTGCCCGACAGAAGGCGATTGACTTTCAGGCTTGTATGTTCGCAGATCAGCGACCTGAGTGGGATGGCTCAGAGTCAACTTATGAGGCTGTCCGTTACCAGCACCCGCTGATTGACGAGACTGAGGTTGAGATTGACTCTCTGCACTACCTTGCAAACGCACAGGCAAAGTATGACGAGGCAGCGGAAGAACTGCGCCTAATCAAGTCAAAGGTTCTTGATGCAATGGGTCGAGCTAAACACGCCTACATGGAAGTTGATGGACAAAAAGTTCGCATAGCATCGAGGCAGGCAAAGGGAGATGGTCTCCCCTATTTGGTAGTCAAGAAGGGAAAGAAATAATGGCTAGGTTTGATTTGTCACAATACGCAACTGTTGAGGAAAGACTAAAAACTTTTTGGGCTGATGAGAAGAACTCTGATGCTCGAATTATTACCCTGAATCACAGCAAGGATTCTGCGCTGTGGATTATCGAGACAAGGATTTATCTGACGGCGGGTGATCAGGCTACCGACCTACCGAAGACAACAGGTTGGGCAAGTGAAGCAAACTCCGATGCGTTCGCTTTAGAGCGATGCGAGACATCTTCGATCGGGCGTGCGCTCGCTAACTACATCTACTCAGGCTCAAAGCGACCAAGCAGGGAAGAAATGGAAAAGGTTGCAAGGATGGATTGGCTCGAAAGAGCTGGTAGTCTTGGCACAATCGAAGAACTGCGAGACCTTTATGCACAAGCTAAAGCCAACAACGCTTCTCAGGAAATCCTAGAAGGGTTGAAGCTTTATGCTCAGCGATTTGAAGAGAGCCAAACTCCAAGAGCTGGAGGAGGCGTATCTGGTGGCAAGGTTTCGAGGACAGGAAAGTGAAGCTCAGTTTTGGAACAGGGAACTCATCGAGCTTCTGTTAGGGGTGTTGAGTGATACAGGAAATCCAGAGGCAACTAGCGGAACTGATAGCGGAGAACTCTAAGGGTTCCACTGCGCTGTTCGAGGCTGAGAAAGCATTAGCTGAGGCCGAATACGATTTGGATTTAGCCGAGCAGAAGGCTTACATAAAATCAGCGGGGACTGTTAGAGACCGAGAAGCCATCGCCAGACTTGAGTCGGCAGACCTTCGCCTAGCAAGGGATTTGAGAAAGGCCGAACTCAACCGCATCAAGCAAAAGGTCAAGTCAATCGAGACGGCTTCTATGGTGCTTGCGACACAGGCAAAACTCATGGGGCAGGAAAGCCGTCTGTGAAGCGACAGGAGGCTCTCAGACGGGCTGTAGAGGCTCACCCCTACTGCCCACATTGCGGGGCTACAAATGGCCTACAAACGCATCACAGGGCTAATAGAGGCATGGGTGGCTCGAAGGCTATGGATAGGTTTGACAATTTCTTGCGTGTTTGCCCTGAGTTGAACTTTGCGATGGAATCTGATCCTGCAATGGCTACCGAGGCCAGAGACATGGGCTGGAAGCTAGGCAAGTGGGATGGGTTTGACACGCCGTATTTTGACAGGGTTCAAATGAAGTGGTATCTATTGACTGAGGCAGGGGAGAAGAAGGAAACTGACCCTCCTAATT